ACACAAACTTCTGGGAAGTCTGCTCTAAGAGCGGCTGTAAGCAGATCAAGCTACACTGGACGCTGCACCCGCATAAGAGCAAAGGACTGTACTACGACGCAAAGGGCAAGCCTAGAAGCCCGTGGTACGACGAGCAGTGCAAGCGAGCCAACTACGATCCGATTCAGATTGCGCAGGAATTGGACATCGACGCGGCTGGCTCCGTAGGTCCGGTCTTTGATTTCGAAGCTCTCGATAGGATCGCAAAGTCCGACATCCGCGATCCGGTCTGGCAGGGCGACATAGCGTACACGGAGGAAGGCGACTTCCGAGCGTTCAACGAGCAGCCGCAGGGCGCTCTAAAGCTCTGGATCAAGCCTCCTGAGCATGGCAAGAAGTGGCCCTCCGATCTGCCGATCTCAATGGGGATCGACGTATCGCAGGGAACGGGCGCAAGCAACTCGACAATCAGTTTTGTTAATCGACTTACTGGCGAAAAGATCGGCGCGTACACCGATCCCTTCATTCGACCAGAATACTATGCGGCAAAATGCGTGGCTTTCGCGCGCTGCATGGGGAATGCGTTCATGGTGTGGGACGCAGGTGGGCCTGGTGGCGGATTCGGTGCGCGAATCCAAGAGCTAGGGTACGCAAACATCTACTACCACAGACGCGAGGACGTGGTAACGCGGGATGTAACACTTAAGCCCGGTTATCACCTTGTCGCTCGCGCCCGTGGAACCCTGATTATGAACTTCAGGCGCGCACTGGTAGCGGGGGAATTCATCCAGCGAGACTCGGAATCCTTGAACGCGTGCAGACAGTATGCGTTCGTGGACGGGAAGATCGAGTTCGTGCGGGATGGCGGAGTGTCCGATAGCTCCGGCGCAGGAGACAACCACGGGGACCGCGTAATTGCCGATGCCCTAGCGTATCACGGCAAGACAGAGCGGCCAGTGGTGGTAGAGCCAGAAGAAACTGTGAAGCCAGTAGATGCGCTGAAGTCATACTCACCGCCCAGAGATGTCTGAGCAATAGTAGCGTCGGTTTGAATTTCATAAACGATGTTAGGGTCGTTGTAGAAATATGCAACGCATGAACCTGTTTGGTACGTAGTACCAGTAGGCCAGTAGTTGGAAACGCGACGGCGACCAGTGGTATCAGTCCACTCGACACCAGCGAATGCACCTGTCCATGCACCACCAGAAGCGGCTAATGCAATGGTACCAGCCGCAACAGAAGTACCAGCGGTACTGTTGTAGCGAATAGGTGCGCCTTTTAAAATGTCTGCGGCGAGGCCAGAGACGATACCGCCAGCGAGCGCTTGAGCGCGATCCAGACCAGAAGGGTGGAACGCGGGGCGCAAGCCGAACGGAGCAGAGGTAGAACTCATAATTAACTCCTTGGGTTAGCCCGAAAATACGGGTGTTTTGCTTGGCTGTTGATCAAAATTACCAAGACCTTCGCCCTCGACATCCACAAGTCGCTTACCGTTGCTGTCACGCTGACCTTGCAAGCTTTCCAATTGAACACGAATCTTCTCCGCTTCTTCACGAGGTTGGTCGTAATGATGGTGAAGCATGATCTCTTGGAAGACATCCATAGGTAATTTGAACAGTAACATTTCGTTACAAGAGATATACCCAACATGCTCTCCCGCCTTCACGCGATAGTCTTCATAGCCCGGTAACTCTTCAGATTTAACTGGAACGTACCCTAGGCGAATCCGCTTATCGATGGAGTCGTAGCTGTTGGTTGTCGAAAGCCAGCAAAGGTGCCACCCATCTAAGTTGGGCAGTTTTGGCAAGGCTGATTGCGTCCACTCCTCGCTCCACATCCTGCGACGTTCCTGCGTAGAAATGAACTTATCCTCAGGGGCTCTGCGGGTTGCGTCCTCGCTTGCGCGATCATTGCGTCCACCAGCTTTGAGAGATTTTTTGAGACGTGATTCAGTCATGATAGTTTTCCAAGTATTAGTTAACGAGTGCCGTTTGCACGGTCATATTTGATGAAGTTTTCGATCATTGCTTTCTTGCGCGTAGGGTTGTCCCAAGCGCCCACTTCCTTCATGGCTTTAACCCGTTCGGGAGAAAGCACGAATTGTGTGCGGTTGTTACCACCAAATGCGGCTGAAGCTTCACGACCTGAACTACCCACAACGTTCCTCGGTTTTCTAACAGTGGAATTACTGTCTGTGTTGTCATTGTAGCGGTGTGGTAATGCTTTTTGCAAGCGATTATCTAATTCATCCCAATAATCTGGATCAGAGGGGTTCATTCCTTCTGTAACTAGCAGTTCGTCAACCTTTTTGGCGATCTGTGAGTCACGGTCTGAGGTATCTGGGCGATACCATGAATTACGGCGCATCCAGTCAGCGGCATTGCGTTGCACTGTAGGGTCAACAACAGGTGTGTCGTTGCGATTTTGTGCTTCACGCTCTGCAGATTGCTTTGCACGAGCAAATTCGCCCACTGCGGCTTGCGCTTCGTTCCACATCGTCTGCGCTTCCACCATCGCGTCACCGTCACCAGCTTGTACAGCCTCGGACAGCTTCATCTTGGCGTATTCCAAGCGCACTTTTTGGTCTTCTAGGTGCTTGTCAATACGTGCGATCTGACTATTCTTAGTCTCACGCTCCACATTGGACAAACGACGCTTGAATTCTTCGTTTTCTCGTTGCAGTTGTTGCAATCGAGCGTCTTTTTCCTCATTCGTCTTGCGAATCAGGTCTTTTTTAGACCTACGACGCGCTCTTTTTGCCGCTCTTACAGCATCAGAGTCATCAGGATGGTCATCTTCTTCTGCAGATACGTCACCGCCAGTACTTCTCTCGGCAATTTCGTCTCCATCTTCAGAAGAAAGCATACTTTCAGGCAGATCAATCACTGCAGAGCCGTCTTTCGTCTCTTCAATGTTCAAATCTACTTCTTTTTTGTCTTCAGTACTCATGAAATTCTCCGATTAAACATAAGCCTTGAATGAAAGCGGATCGTCAGTGACTCTCGCAATCAATTCGTGGTCGTTGATGGTCATAAAAAGAACAGGGTCTTCGTTACCCTCTTCGTTAGGAACCTCGCGCTCCCAACGATCACCGCCCCATTTAGGTACTCGCACGTAGTCGCCTACGCTTGCCCAGCTACCTTCAGGCCATGACTCCATAGTTTCGCGGTTCTTAAAGGCCAGAGGGCCAATCTCCACCACTCGACCAATCATGTTCTGCCACTTCTCAGTCTCTTTGGTTTCGGCAACCAAAATGATCTTGCTGGCAGTTGTCTTTTTGATGCGTCGTAGCTGTACAACTACGCGACCACCGAACGGCTTTTGCCCCGGACTCACGTCGGGGAACGCCCACTTTAGCTCCTGTTCATCAGGTACGCCTTCACTTCCCGAAATCGTCGGGATCGGTTCTCTCTCACTCATACTCACTCCTAAAAATCACCATATTTCAGGTGCATCGTTAAAGCACTTTTCAGCGCGGCCTTTAGCCCCAAGGATTGGGGTTAATCTTCTCTACCTTCTTGCTCTTGCAGGATGTTGTCCAGTGAATCAAGGGTGTACTTCAACCCCTGATACTCACCGACCATCCGTTGGTATGACTCCCAGTTGAACGCATTCCCCAAGGCAAGGGACTGCGCCAATTCTGCTTGTCGAATCTTGATCACATGGATCAATTGTTCAATCATTTTTTCTTAGCTTGTGACAAACCACCTTGGGGCTTACCGTTGCCCTTAGGTTGCATGCTTTGACCTGTGAGCTTCTCGCCCATAGCCAAACGCTTGTGCTGGGGAACCAACACGCTCTTTTGTTCTTGATCAGATGTTGACATTTGGAACTCCTTGAGGTTGTGGCATGCCTTCTGGCATACCTTGTTGCGGCATCTCTGCCATTGGTGCGCCCATTGTAGGCGCGGTTTCTGGTAATTGCCCAGTGGCAATATCTGTAATTGTTTGATGTGTCAGCTTTGCATTCTCGATGGCAATCTTTGTCTTGTTGTCTTCGAGGTGCTTTTGCATATCCATCTGCAATTTTTGAGTGTCGAGTTGCAAACGAGCCTGATCCTCTTGCGTCTTGCGCTGAGTCTCTGCCATGTTTGTGTCTTTGACAACTTGCGCATCTGGCGGTAGCACTTGCTTCTGTGCATCTTTGCGCTTCTGTGCTTGCTGAATAAGCGCTTGGAACGCTGGAGCAAACTGCTCAAACACTTCCTTGGTATCCATGCCAACGTGAGCACCAACAGCCGTGTAAAGCTGGTCAATGGTGCCTGTGAGCATTGGATCATCGTAGTTGTCCACGGGCTTGCCATTGCGAGACTGAGCCACATAGCCATTGGAGCGGTTCAAGTACCACAAGGTCATGTGTTGCTTGATGTGCTCGATCAGGTTGTTCAGGTAGCCGGGATCTGCAAACGGTGACTGGCCCAAGAATGGGTTCATCGCAAATTGCAAGTGATCCTGAATGTGTGCAATGTGATCCTGTTGCATGTACGCATACGCAGGTTGACCAATCAACATAGCCGCATTCTCGTCAGCAGAAGTGCGCTGTTCAGGCGATGGAACATCCTTCATCAACTCATTGATGTTCGGGATCTTCATCTGTTTCAATGAACGCGCCAACACCTTGTTCATGTTGAACTGCTCAGGGTGCTTATCCGCCAAAGACAACACAGCCTGCATCTGAGCCATACGCTGAGTCTCAGAGAAGATGTGCGGATCAGAGACAGGGATCACGTCCGTGTTCTTTTGGAAGTCTTCGCGGCTGATCTCTAGATCTGCTACCACGTCAGACTTGCGCATCTCGTCAAAGTGCCAACGGTTTAGCCGGCACAAGATCTTCAACACACGAGCTTGTGACTCATGCAAACGTGCGTGAATCGATGAGAACACCGCCGCACCTTGCTCAATCAATGCTTGAGTGGTGCCTACAGGGGCATTAGCGTTGACGTCAGCGATTTTTTCCTCTGAGGTGGACACTACCCCCTTCGCCGCTGTGTCAAGCCATCCTAGGAGCCTAAATAAGACCTCTGAAGGTGGGTTGAACGGCATGGGCATGGCAATCTGGCGAATGTCTTGGACGCCGGGCGCTCCCTCAATCTCCACAATCTGCGTCACATCCACCTGTTGTGACTGACCAGACATCTTTGCGCCCTTGAGCTTGAGCATGGTTGCGGCATTATTGATATGGGCAGAGTCCAATAAAGCGCGTAAAGAGCCTGTAAGAGCGGCAGACAGACCGCCAATGAGATGAGGTAATCCAATCGCATATGCACCCCTCCAAGGAATGAACTTGAACTCCACAATCCAATCAAGCTTGGTCATCGTTTCGTCTTGCTCTTCCCAGTTACGGTACAGACCAATGACTTCGTTGTCCAACTCGTCAATCATTATGATGTAAGGAGCCATCTCACCCTTGGTGTACTTGTCTTCTTCTAACTCCAAGTAAGTGTAGATGTGGTAGACGTTACGCAAACCATCGTCGTTGTCTTCAAACTTCTTACCTTCAATCTTATTGGTCGCCTTCTGAGCCTTCGACATTTCAGGCTCCATCGTGTTAGGGATCATGTCGATGTTGCGGTACATACCGCTGACTACTCGACGATTGAATTCCCACGCTGTGATCTCATGCACCTCAGCGGCACGTTGTGCTGTGTAAAAGTTACTCGCGGCAAACGGCAGAATGATCCTGTCAATTGGAACAAACTCCACGCAGGGACGTTTCTTCTGCTCGTCAAACCAAATCTTGAAGTACTGTGAGCCACCCAATGGCAACTGCGTCAGCAACTGCTCTTGCTCGTCCCTAAACTCCTCGATCTGCTCAGTGATCTGCCAGTTTAGGTAGTCACGTTTGCGCTCTGCCTTCTCAGCTTTGATGTCGTCCATCTTGCCCAACACCTTAGTGCGTACAGGGCCGTCAGGTGGGAACATCTCTTTGATAGCTTTAGCGGCAAAGTCAACACAGCCCTCAGCCATAGCAGGGTGAACTACCTTGCTGGCACCCATGAAGGTGGCGCCGCCGGGCGCATCATTGCCCATACCCGTGCGCTTGATACCCTCTTCGTACTGCTTATCCCTCTGCTCACGCGCTGACTTGTCAGTCTTGAGCAAGTCGCTGTAACGCATAGCCAACTTGTTAAGGTCATACTCGTCATAGGACTCCGCCATGTTGGAGTAGAAGTCTGGATTCTCTTCAGGGCCACCGTCAGGCATCGTGACAACAGCCGATCCATCAGGCATCTCCTCGATCTCAGACAGATCATCAGGCAGATCTACGTCAGCACTGCCGTCTTCATTCTCAGTGATCATGGGATCTTGTGTTGGGTCAAGTTCGTCCATCATTTGGCTTTCTTGTTACGTGTCAGTTCTAACAACATGGTGTCCATGTCTTTGTTCATTGTAACTTTGCGTTTGGTATTCGACAAACCGTGTTTTGCAACTGGTTCATGATCATGTCCACGCATAGCTAAGTGACGTTGTGCAACCACGTTTTGCTCAGGGAACGCATGGAAATCATCATCGCTAAAGCCAATGTGACGACCACCAACTTGACCGCCTCCAGCATAAAACTTAATTGATTGTGGTGCGCGGTACTCTTTGTTAGAAGCTTTAATTTGATCTTCTGGTTTGTCAATTTCGTACTCGCCTTTGTTCTCAATTGCATGCTCGATGTGCTTGGGGCTTACATTGTGAGTGAATGAAGTCTCGTGACCAATGTTACTTGTGGACTCAGTAGGCGTGGTCATCAAGATGTGACCAGCGTCTTTGCCATTTTTAGTTTTAAATTTATTTTTGGGCAAGAACTCAGTGTCTTTGAAACGTGAATCTGTAGGGATCATGTGATCCTTAGTTTCCATTTCACCAGTCTTTTTGTTCTTTTTACGAATAGGAACGTTCACCAAGCGTGGGTGCAAGATGTGTTGCTTCTGGTAGTCATAACGCTTTCCATCAATGGTTTTATGACCATAGTGAGCCTCGTCTTCGCTTGAAGGCTTGCCGTTGCCACCAAAATGTCCTTCTGCGCCTTCTTCTTTCTCTTGCGGTGTCAACTCATACTGTTCACGTCCAGTCGTCCAGTACTTGGCGTGAGTGATGTGCTTCTCCATGTTCTTAGACATTTCAGAGCCACGCTTAACGTCAGTCACCATGTACGAACCCTTTGGTGGCGTCTTGTGACCCTGTTCGTTTTTAAAGTCACCCTTGTTGTCAGACGCCATTATGGTGTTGCGAACACGGGCTTTGTCGCGAGCAATATTCTCGCTGATCTCTTGACCCTTCTTGACCTTTGGGCCTACGTTCGAATGCGTCACATGGTAACCATTCTCAGGGTCATGCAACTCATTTGTCTTGCCGTATGAGTTAGCAATAATTGGTGGCTTGTCGTTTACTTTACGTTGTTCATTCAAGTGACGGATCACGTGGCGTGAAGACACGTCAGTCTCGTCCACAACGTTAGGACGGAACAAAAGTCGTTGATTACTTTTGTCTGCTTTGTTTGCCGCATCACGCATTGATCCTGTATGAGCCAGAATCCAATCGCGTGTCATCTTGGGGTCGTGCTTGGCTTGTTCGTGTGTTGCACGACGAACAGCCGCATGCACGTACTGTGATTCGGCATTGGGTGCAAAGCAGGTACCACGGCTAGTGTCGATCACACCCTTTGAGTCTTTACCGCCACCACAGCCCTCTGTTTGACCGGGGCAAGTGTTGATGATGTGATGCTTTTCATTCTTGCCGTGTCCAGATGTGTACAGTGCATGACCTGCCACACCCTTAGAAGCAAATCCAACATGGGTACGACCTTCTTCGTCCGTCTCATGACGCACAGTATCCAGCTTCTCAGACTCGTCCAGCGTGTTGTTCTTGGAACCCAAGTGTTTAGCGGCTCGCAAACGTGCAGTCGCTTCTTTCTCTGAGGCTAACTGGTCTTTGAGTGGCTTGGCAAAGTGATCCTCAAGTGTTTCTTTATGGATCTTGCCCGTTTGACCAATGCTCAAGGGATCACGGTTCTCAGAACCATAAACTTCAGCACGTGCTTTGTTGATGTCTTTAAGTCCCGGCACCACAACTTTCTTGCCTTTTTTGTTGATCCAACTGCGACCATGAAGCATATGGTGCGGGATTACAATACCAGTCACTCCGCCAGCGCCTTCAGCTTTAACCAAAATGCGTTTGGACGGCGCTTTCACCTCTTCTTCATCATCATCGTCGTCGCTTGCCGCTGGTGCCGCTTGTGCCTTTTTCTTAGCCGCCAACTCAGCTTTCATCTCGTCAACTGACTTAGCGCTACCGCCCTTAGCCAAACCTTGGGGCTTTAGAGCCGCCATCGCTTGTCCTTGCGGTGTCATGCTCAGGATGTTGCTTCCCATCTGATTGGGGTTGGAGTTGGGGCTAGGGGGCATGCCAGTGCCATCCATCGTAGGTATTTTGTCGCCACGGGGAACTTGATTCATGCCGGGCTGTGCGCCAGCAGGTGCAGGTGGTGCGTTGGGCATCAACTGTTGACCCGGTTGCTGTTTGCTCATGTCAATCCCACCC